GGAAAACAAACCTAAGTTTATTGTCTTCGCTTGATCTCTTGGAATCTTTGCAAGATCAGCTACGGTTTGGTGGAAGTCTGTTGATGAATCATTTTCATATGCATCTACTACATCGTATACTGTTGGAAATTTATGGAGAGAAGCGTAGTGTACAACTAGTCTTGGTTCTTGTTGTGAGTAATCAAAACATCCCCATGTACACCCCTCTTCTGGTAAAAACAAAGACCTAATCATAGGTCCAAGTTCCTTGTTCCGTGCAGGAAGTTGCTGTAAATTAGGGTTATTATAACTAAACCTTCCGGTAACTGTGCCTCCAGCATCGGATCTTATTTGATTTATTTCCGCGTGGATTCTACCGTTATGTTCGTATTTAATTATGGTATCAATAAATGTAGTATGGGCCTTGTTTATTTCTCTAGCTTTTGCTATTTGTTTAACAATAGGATGTGGATGTTCTTGTAAAAAATTTTTTGTAAAAGAAGGTGCTTGTGTTTTCTTTGTTCGTTCGTAAGGTAATTTTAATTTATCAAAAACTGTGGCAATCGATCTTGCTGCCCATATTTGAACATCTATGTTACTTTCTTTTTTTATTTGTCTCAGTAATAAGTTTTCTTGGTATTCTAAGTCTTGTTTTAATTTATGAGCATGTTCGACATCTACTTTCACCCCTAAAAAACGCATATCAACCAGACAAGGAAAAAGATCAGTCTCTAAATTAAATATAGATTCAACGTCTTGGTAAACAATTTCTTTTTTAAAAATTTGCCAAAGCTCTAATGTAAGCTCTGCATCTTTCTCTGCGTAAGATCCAACCTCCATAGCTGGTAGCTGCCATAGGTCAGCTTTAGGATCTAGTCCTCTTGACTTTGCAGCTTCGTTCAACGCTGCCTCGGACTTACCAAAACCAAGGTAGTCCCAAGACAAAGTATTTAAATCATATCTAAATCTATTCTCATCTATTAAAGATGCAGCTATCATTGTATCAACAATTAAACCATTGATTTTTAAACCTAATTTTCTTATCCAACACACATCATACATTGCGTTATGAAAAATTTTTGTAGCATCTGATAATAGAATATCTTTAAACCACTCTAGTGTTCTAACTTTATCCATGTTGGGTCCAGAGCCATGAGCGATTGGAAAATAAAATTTCTTACCAGGCACAGCAACAGCTATGCCTACGACCTCTCCTAAACCTATGACAGAACCAGATCCTCTTGTCTTTAACTCTGGATCTCTAGTCTCTAAGTCAATCGCTATCTCATCATACGATCTTAGATCTGGATATTCTTCGGGCTCTATCCACTCCGTTTGTGCCTCGAATATAGGTACTTTCATTTTTTCTGATCTTTTAATTTTAACATCTCTAGTTGACAGTAGTGAACAATCTTTTTAAGATCCTCTACTCCTCCTTTACGCTGATACCTGCAAACGTATTTAATAACGTTGCCTTGAAAAAACGAAAGATTATTTTTAGAAATAAACTCATAGGGTTGTATGGGAAACTTAGTGTAGTGATTCCCCCCTACCTGAGTAAACTGTGGAAATGCCTCTTCAAATATATCTTTATGTGTCATAAGTTGTAACCGTGCCTTTCTATTTTTGCTCGCATTAAGTATAAATTATTTTTGCTACGAGTTATACCTACATACCAGACTCTGTGTTCTTCATCTCTTTTCTTACTACTTTTTAACACACCTTCTCTAATTTTCCTAGCGTTATCCAACACTAATATTACATTATCGCACTCTCCTCCTTTTGCTGCATGTATGGTAGATATTTTTATTCTTGGATCTTCTGTTAATTTTTCTTTGTTTGATAATAATAATCGTATGTAATTTTTATCTTCAAGGTTTGCTTTATCAAAAGCTTCGTACCATGGAACTAATTCATTCCAATTATCCTCTGACATATAATCTTCTACATCTTCTTTTTGTGTTTGTTCTAAATCTTCACCGTCTGTCCATCTAGAATAATACACTGCTGCTTTGTGCAACTTTGTATTAAAATTTTTAATGTATTTATTTTCAAATAAATAACCTTTTTGTTTTATTTGCTTTGCAATCTCTATCGATTTGTTAATTGTTCTAGTTAAAATTAACCAATTATCTTTTGATAAATCTACATTTTCTAAATTATTAATTTTTATTGAGGAGCCTTCTTCATTCTTTGGGTGGTATACTTTATCTGCTCTTAGCCCCTCGATACGACTAATTATAATATTAGATACCTCTTGAATCTTAACAGGGACTCTTCGTGATTTTTTTAATACTACTTCTTTGGCTGGTTCTTTTATGAACCTATCAACATCTGCCCCTGCCCATGCATATATGGCCTGGTCATCATCACCAGCTAGATACATATCTTTTGTATTAGCTTTTAATATATCGTACATCATCCACTGTATCGGTGATAAGTCTTGTGCCTCATCTATAAACACCACATCAAATTTAGGACATAAATATTTTTTTTCAATAAACTGATGAATCATATCGGTATAATCTATCAAGGCGTTATTCTCTTTGTACTTAAAATAATTAGCAGCTATGTGTTTTAATATACCTGGATTTATATCCTTATCGTATTCAGCCGTACAATACTCATCCCAAACTTTTATATTCTTCTCTCTAGATTTTAATATGATCTGAAAGTATTCATTATCACAGGTTAAATAAGGTGACGAATCCAAATCTCTTTTTGCTTTTACACTGATGCTTAAAGTTTTTCCTATGTCATCATAGTGATAGTCTTGCATAACATTCTCTTCTTTAAGTCCTAAAGTACGGAAAGCTAAAGAGTGTAGTGTTTGAAAATATTTAAGATCTTTCTTTTGAAACTGTCTATTTTTATTTAACATTCTTTCTTTAGCAGTGTTGGCCGCTTTCTTTGTAAATGCAAAGTATCCAATGTTTTTTATGTCAGTGCCGGACCTCACATAGGCTAAAGCTCTTCTTATCAACTTCTCTGTTTTACCTGTGCCCGGTGGCCCATAAAATTTTTTTATCAAAGTATATCCTCTTTATTTTTCATGTCTATGATCTCCACTTCCTCTTCGTTTCTTTCAAAGAATGTCATGGGAACTTTAATACATCTGATTGGGTTGTGTGATTTTTTATCTGTATCTTTTTTTGGATACCTTTTTAAATATCCTAACTCAGCTTTGAATTCTTCTATCAACATTCTACCAGTTTTTTCATACTTCATTTTCCATTCTTTATTTTTTAAATAATTAAAAAATACCTCCATGGTAAAATATGCAAAGCCTTCTTCCTTTAATATAGATCCACTACTAAATGATGTTGCGCTAATTGCTGGGACGCCGTGTATGTGCTCTTCTAAATATTTGTGTAGTATTTCTTTTGGTGACGTTCCTGCTGGAGGTGGCTGCACCGTCTCTGTTTCTTTTAATTTCTCTACTATGTTTTGAAATTCATCTTGTTTAATTCTAGGAGGTGCTATCGGTGTATGTGCACCTATCAATCTTCTACATTTTTCCATATCCATTAGATAATTAATATCTCTTGCTACAACCTGTTTACTCATCTCTCCATCTTGTTTATCATTGAAGTGAACTGTAAATCTAAATTCTGGTTCGGGTTGGTAGTCAATTCTAATTAAAGCAGATAGTTGTGGAAACTTTTTTTGTTTATCTGACATGTATCCAAACTGTCTTTTAGCACACTCTGATTTAATACAAAAATTTCTAATAGGATCTTGATCACAAAGATGCCCTGCGGTCGGCTTACGCCAAGATTTTATTTTATCTAAAACTTTTTTATCACCCCACTCTTCATCGTATAAAATATATTTTCTTGCGCCCTCTAAAACTCTTTTCTCCCAAAGGTCTGGGTATTTCTTTTTACAAAACACCATGTAATTAAATAAAAATCTATCTCTTTCGTCTGGTAGTTTATTACTATCGTCAATTGTTTTTGATATTGCTTGTAGGCATGGAGGGCCATCATTAAATTCTTCAGCACCACCCATTAATATTTTAGTTATATGTGCATCTATAAACTCGTTGAGTTCTTTTTCTGATTTTAAATTTGCTTCTACGACTTGAACATATTGATCAAAAGAAAACTCCTCTCCATTTAAATTCAACGCAACTCTTTCTGTCTTGTTGTAGTAAGGTAGATTTATAAAGTTACCGTTTGTAAAACTACCATCGGGCCCTGTTCCTAGTTCTGTTTGCTTTGGATATATTTCAGTTGTTGGATTTAGTTCTAATGTATATAATAGTTTGTCTAAAAAATTTCTTAAAAAGCTAGCTTTAACTTTTTCTTTTGTGTGAATGTATAAATGTAACCCACCGCTTTTGGATTTAACAGGAATTACTGGTAAATTATTTTTTTCAATTATCTCTAAATATTTTCTTGGGCTGAAGTCTTGATATGCTTTTGAATCTATATCTATGGCACCAAAGTTAACCATACCAGTATCATCACAGGGTTGAATACCTATAGATTTACGACCACTAAGGTGGTCCATATAATCTGAACTAGTAAGAGGTTTACCTGCCCAACCGTGTTTTACTTTAAACTTACCTGTGGTTGTGTCTTTGTAGCCGTTGCTAATCTCTGCGTAACCATAATCTCTTCTTAATCCATCAAAAATTTTAACAAATTTTTCTTCCATGCGAAATAAAAGTGGGCAACTCCACTCTCGCATCGTTGCCCACTACCTAGGATTCTAGTAATGTGATGATTCACTTGTTTGTTCTTCACCATGTTTTACTTGCACATCCCCCTTACTGATGCTTTCAGCAAAACTTTTTGCTTGTTGGTAAAGATCAGCGTTCTCTATTTGTCCGATCTTACTTATCTCCCAACCAAACCAACTACCCTTATCATTAGATTGTTGATTGGTTTTCAATAAGTATTCGTGACTAAAAGAAGCTGGAGTGAACATACCATTCTTACCCTTGAGTTTGACACTTTGCATCATACTATTCCATTTTCTACTAATTTTTAATTGAGTAGATTTCATAGCAATCAAAGCTGTGGTTGGAACTTCACCACAAACTATTACAAAGTGCTGCGCAGTCTTCTCGATATAATTACCGTTTTGTAACCTATCTTTAAAGTCTGTGCCTCTTGTAGTTTTAGTCATGATGTCTGAAGAAGACGGATAGATATTTACTGGTGCTCCAGATCCATCTTTCCCTCTATCTCTCCATTCAACATACTCCAACTTATAGTGACAAGGTATAATATTTACACCTCGCTCACCGTCAAAGAGTTCACCTGTTACTGAATTAAATATCATTCCAGGTTGCGCTCCCTCTACATACTTGCCATCTCTTTTGTTTACCTCCGGAGACAGTTGTCCAAGTATTTTAAGAAATGGTAATGCTAAATCATCTTGTGTTAGATTACCCATTCCTTTGTTTGCATCTTCTTCAAAGTTACTAATCGCCAATGACCCATTAGCCTTCTTTATTGGTTCTTTACTCATCGTTATTACCTCTTGGTTATTTTGGTTCGGTTTCCTGCGAACACGTTAAATAGTTCCGTGGGCATCTCTTGTCCAGACTCAAGACGCTCACGGACTAAAGCTTTAAGTGTCATAGGTTCAACCTTTAACTTCTGGACAGGTTGATATCCTTGACCTTGTGCAAGGGTTGCATAAGCAATTGCCTTGTTATCTTCGTTACGACCGAAGGAAACGGTGACCTCATTTTTAATAAGATCGCCTAGGCCATTATTACGAAGCCAGTTATATGCCTCTTCCTTTTTTGCAGGTGATATCGAGGCACCATAGACGGGTTTAACTTCAACAGAAGATCCGTCCGATAATTTTAAAGTAGACAAATTCATTTCCTGCATCATAGTAGGAATGACCTCACCTGAAATTAAATCAATATCTTTTTTTAATTTTTTTATTTGATCTTCTCTTGCTGCTAAGTCAGCTTCCATAGCTTGTAATTTTATTACTTGCTCAGACAAAGACTTAGCCTCACTAACTTTTGCTAATGAGTCTTGTTTATCTTGTTCAAAGTTTATATTCATAAGTTATCCTTTCGTGTATGCAATATAGTTACATAAAATCCTATGTCAAGTTTAATCTTCAATATCTCCTTTCTCGTATAGGTTGACTTTTATTGGATAGTACATTTTTTCTTGTCTATCCCATTTTAAAAAATTAAACTTTCCATTATTAATATCTGATACGATAGAACAGGCTACACCTATAATTGCAGGATCGCCTGTAAGTAATAAGTAATCGTTTTTATTAAAGTTTTTTAGAAGCTTTCTAAGTTTGAATATTAGTGGACCCGGAGACATAATTATTTGTGAATTTTCTGGTAATAGTGTTACGAGTTCTCCATATCTTGATGCACCCATAATATTAAATTTAGGGAAACCTAATCTAGTTCCTGGTAATTCTTGTATTACATATACTTTTGAAGGACTAGTTTGTTTTATATCTTCATATTTCATTATTGACTTTTTTCCTTTCTCGTCCTATATAACTTATTAGAAAGAAAAAGTAAACATGAATTACAAATTTAAAACAAAGCCGTTCGCGCATCAATTAAAAGCGTTAGAGAGATCTTGGAAAGAACCTTACTTTGCATACTTTATGGAGATGGGTACTGGTAAATCAAAAGTATTAATAGATAATATTT